CCGTCTAAGCGACTCCTTAGAGGGGTTGACTGTCCTGAAGTCCGGCATGGTTTCACGAAAAGGCATCGCAGTCACCAGGATGATTTCCCCCGTCTTCAGGGCATAGTTGGTGGTCATTGCTTGGTCAATCGTCTGGAAACCATCCAAGACAGAGATGACTTTCAGTGCGTGGACATCGCCAGATTTGACGCTGTGGTCGTGGTTTCCTGGAATCATCAGAACTGCAAAGCCGGACTTGACCCAGCTTTGAAGTTCCTCCATAACGGCGTTCAAGACAGTCACGGGTATCCGGTTTTTGGTTTCAAACATATCGCCCGCGAAGAACACATCCCCGATGCCATGGTCAGTTGCGTACTCCCAGATCGAGTGTAGACAGTCCAGAGCCACTTCCAAGCGGGAGTTAATCCCAAAGCCCGTGCGCTTCGCATACTTCTGGTGAGTGTGGGCTTGCAGGTCGGAAAATACGATAACTTTAGACATGTTCAACCTCCTTCAAATTCTTCTTCAGGTGTCCATAAATAGTCCGGGTGGTCGGGCAATTGGACTCCCTTACGGTACAGCATTGCTAAGCACAGCGCCCGCCCTGGTTTCTTGTTGTAGATTGCCTGGATAGGTCCGTTTGCATTATGCCTGACAGTGGCCTCGAAATAGTCACCATGCCTGGAAAGATAGAACGTCTCTTCCACCGGGTTATCCGGGAAATCGTCATGGATAGACACTCTGTAATCCATGAACGCAAGCGCCATGAACGTGTTTGTCAGGCGATTGCAGAAATCGTGACGGGGAAGCACTGCATCCGCGCTTCCCTCGAATACATGCTTCAGCATCAGTTCATTAATCTCCTTATCCGTCGTGACATCCGTCCCAATCGACTTTGGTTCTTTTTCTTTGTTTTCCATGATATTTTCTCCCTCTCAGTGTAAATCTATACTAGGCAAAGTAATATAACCCATAATTGCATGTTTAGATTTACACTGAGATAGTTGATTGGGTCAACAGGCGGGCTGGCATCGCAGAAAAATCAGTCTTCAATCGCATCCATAATCAATTCTTCGATGATGTCGGCAACAGAAGGGTTTTCCTCCAACCAGATAACCGCCTTGGCTCTGCCTTGCCCGATCTTCTCGTTCTCAAAAGAGTACCAGGAACCGGCCTTCTCGATAAGATCGTGCGTTACGCCGAAGTCCAGGATCTCACCGAAGCGATTGATTCCTTTGCCGAACATAATGTCGAACTCTGCCTGCTGAAAGGGCGGGGCTACCTTGTTTTTGACAACCTTGGCTCTGGTCGAGGCACCCAGGATCTTGTCACCGTCTTTGATTTTTCCGATTTGACGGATGTCAACCCGGACTGTGTAAGCATGGCGCAAAGCCCGCCCACCAGGGGTTGTCTCCGGGTTGCCGAACATGACACCGATCTTCATACGCATCTGATTTATCATAATCAAAAGCGTCTGTGTCTGCGACGTCGCCGCTGCTAGCTTCCTGCACGCCTGCGACATCATACGAGGCAACAATCCAACGTGCGACTGTCCCATCTCGCCCTCTACCTCGGCCTTTGGAGTCAAAGCAGGAATGGAGTCAATCACCACGATACCGAACATCCCACTGCGAATCAGATCCTCACAGATGTTGAGCCCCTGCTCACCGTAGTCCGGCTGGCACAGCAATAGCTCATCCACGTTGACACCGAGATTTGCAGCGTACTTGACATCAAGCGCGTGCTCTGCATCGATGATAGCAGCCCTTCCACCGGCCTTCTGGACCTCTGCAATGGCGTGCAACGCTAGAGTGGTCTTTCCGCTGGACTCCGGTCCAAACAACTCTATGACCCGTCCTTTGGGGTACCCACCCACGCCCAAGGCAATGTTAAGCCCAATGCTGCATGAGGAGACCGTCTCCAAGTCCGTGCGCGGACTATCCGACATCATCATCACTGAGCCCCGACCATAGGACTTCTCGATGCCCGATATGAGCTTGTCTAAGGCCTGTTGCTCTTCTGTCTTGGGCTTCTTGCCCTTCGGTGGCTTGGACTTCTTGATGTCGGGTGCTGCGAACAATGAAACAGGCTCTTTCTCTTTTTTCTTTGCTGACATTGATTTCTCCTACAGTGGTATTTTTCCAATATTGATTATTTTGAATGTTTTACCCTTTTTCGCCATCGCTTCGAACTGAAAAGCAAGACAATCTTGCACATGTATAAAATCACAAGCTGGACAAAACAAGTATGGCCCTGGCCCTGGCAGTGGATTGTCGAGAAGGTATTGCCGGTGTCGTGGGGCGTGACGGCGCATTTTTGATATTTCCTTACGTGTTGGATACACCGTATCTTCTCCGTGCTTGGTAGTGATTCAATCAACAGAACCTATTCCAGGCATTCAAAAATGGCTTCCAGCGATGAGATCCAGTAATTGAGATTGTTTGTTGTTGACAAAATTCACAAGATAAAACATATACTTTCAATGGATTGTCATCCTTGTCCACACAGACAAGAACAGCGAAGTCAATGTCCCTTGATTCGGGCTTTGCACCAAAGCTGAAAACGAATGCATCGATTGACCTCTGTGTGACTATTGTTCTTTTAGCCATCTTCACTTCGACCTTCAAACTGGAGTCTACAAGCAAGTCATAAGAACACTTCGCTGTAGTCAACTCAACCCCGTGGCCTCGCTCTTCTAGTTCTGCTTTGACCCACTGTTCCATCTTGAACGATCTATGTGTTTCACAGTGTTTCAGGGGAACACCTATTTTCTTTGCCCACCCTCGAAAAAGTAGCTCAGACCTCCTTATTGCATTGGCCAAATCCCCCTTCCCTGCGGAAGAAAGCTCATTTGCTGTTGGCATCCGACCATATTTCTTAGCTTCCACTTTTAAATCTCGCTCTATTTCCCCGTCATCCCACGATTTCCGAACATGGGCACCCAGCTTCTTTCTCCACCCATTGTGCTTCAATGGATGTTTAGAAATTGCGTTATCAAGCCCGGAAAATTGGGATTCTCTGATTTGAATTGAGGAAGGGTGTTTTCCAAGAATGGCAGTCAATGAGGTAAGAGCACTTGAAATACTTTCATCGTCCCACATGATTCCTCCTTTTGGGTGATGATGAAAGTATACACAGATTTTAGTCTAAGTCAACCGTTTTTCATCAAAAAGGGATGTCGTCGTCTTGGGGCGGAGGCGGGGTCGAGCGACCGAAGGATGGTGAAGAGCCCTTTCCTGTCGGTGGTGCCGACTTCGGAGCGGCCTCTGACAGGTCGCCGTTATGGGTCAGTGCGAACTGTGGAGCACAATGCTTCTTGACCGGGCACTCCCAACAGTCCTTGTCCCGGTGGTTTGGGTTGTTGCCGTAGCACGGCGGGATCTTCGCTACCGGCCAATCCATCTTCGCCGACAAGCCCGCATTGTCAAGCGCCTCACCCCTGGAAACAGCGGTTTTCCAGTCGTCGTATTGCGTGTATTGCGTGGTATCCGGTGAGCCGTACCCTCCAACGCCTTCAGTCAAAGACTTCTGGGAACCGTAACCAGAGCCAGAGCTTCCGGCCCCCAATTCACCGGACTTCTTGACCTCTTCACCCATGTACAGGGCGCGGGTGTCGTCATACGATGGAGCCCGAAAGAAGGGATGTTCCTCCAGGTTGTTCATCAGCGCGGCGGTGGCGGAAATCAACTCCGGGTCCGAGAACAACGGGGTTTTGTTCGGTCGGGCGACGATTCCGTACTGAGTGTTGATTCCGCTCCCCGTGCGAGCGACCTTGATGTCACGGCCTCCATCTGAAGGGCTTGTGATGTCGCCCCAGTCGGGGTCTGCGACGATGTCCACGATGAGCTTGTGCGCGGTGTAGGGCAATCGCATGAACTTGACCTTTGGCTTGCCCGCCAGCTCCGGGTGTTCGGCGATTCTCTCTTCACCATCCGCCCAGAACTCGTCGCCCCTTTCGATGACTTGGTAGATGAAGTTTTTGCCCGCGTACATACGACGCGCCCTGTCTTCATCCACCTTGTCGCCGGTCCCAAAGAGCGCCTTGCACTGTTCACACACGAAGCATTCTTTGTGCTCACTGTGTGGCGTGTGCTGTGGACAGATAACCACCTTGTTGTTCGGTCCCACGTTCCAGTGTTGATTGATTCGGATATGAGGGCTGTACGAGTAGATTCCTTCCGTTGTCCACGGTGGCAACAGTCGCACAAAAACCTCTGTGTCTGGCAAGATCTTGACGAACTCGATAGGGATCTTCTTCCCACCAACACCACCGCCCGTTTTGTTCGGGGCATCGGCCTTTGCGCGTTCTGCCAACATCTTCTTCTGCTCAGCACCAATCTCGATAAACATTAGACACTCCTGTTTTCGTTTGGATTCTTTTGTCCAAAACTGTTTCGCTTGTTCCCCCTGCTACATAACTACATAACCCAGGCACCAAGTTTTATGGAAATTTATTTCCCTTTTCTTCTGATGATTCAATCAACCCGGCGTCTTTCGCCCGAATGACGGAGTTTTACCAACCATGTCATGAATCGAACTTTTAACGCGGACTGTCTCATTGTGGACATGACCCTGCGTATAGTTCCCATGCTTCCGGCCTCTGGAATGTTCAGGCGTATTCAAGTGAAGCCCCGCGCCCGCATCCATCATCTTCCGTTCCTTCGCTCCCACCGAGATGAGAACCGACATGCGCTGGTCAATAGCCTTGAATGCGACCTTTGCAAGTTCCCATGCCTTCTTGGACCTACGGGCGTCGGCCTTTAAGGACTGCACGCCTTCATCCCTCAGGGCTAAGTGCTCCAGGATTGGCTTTGAGATCTTCTGACCGGAGATCTCGTAGTCAGCGCGTTTTTGGTCAACCATCTGAGCGAACAGTACGTCATAGGCCGTCTTGGCGTCCTCATAGACGAACTGAGCCTCTACGGCGATTCGCCCATAGTGCTCTGTAAGTTCGGGTTGACGGAGAAATTCGTTGTCAAGGTCGGATGGGTCAACTTTCAAATCTTTCTTAAGGTCAAACTGTTCCATTTTCTTACTCCTGATTCTGCTGGTTTCTACTGTTTTTCTGTTTTTATAGAGCAACTGCTCTACAAACCAATATAACCGGCAACAGTGACATAATGGAACATATGTTTCAAAAGACCGTCAATAGGGAGTCTTGCCAGGGTGCCAAGTTTTGTGAGCACTGGCAAAGTGTGAGATCGTGCTATGACTTCGATTCTTAGCACGGGTCTTGTTCACCCATTCCCTGTTACCCGGACTATAGCCCGTGTCGTTGGGATGAATGCCTTTCTTCTTACACCACGCCATATGGTCTTTTGAGCGCTTCTTTAGCTGCTCTTTGGTGCGTTCCTTGGAGCACACCCACCCGTGGCTGGTTCCCAGGTGCTCGGATGCCTGAGCCTCGCAGACAGGGCACACCTCATCGCCCCTCTCGTCGTCATAGATAAGATGCTCCCATAGTACACGGGCCTCAGAGACTTCGCACTCCTCGTTTGAGCAGAAGAACTCCCGTATCTTCCGGGATCTGGCACCCTTGTATGTCACTTTGATTTTTGTTTTGTCTTCAGCTTCCGACATCGCGGCCTCCATTTTTTTCTAAGATTTCCTCTATTTTCAGCACATCCCCTGGAGAGATTTTTATATCTGGACTTCCGAATTCACCGTCCCATATCCCCGACCACACGTAGAATCCGTCACCAAGGCTAATGATTTCCATATGCGTTTGACAGTACCGCCGAAGGAGATGGTTATTGATGCCGGGGAACACCTTGTACCTCCCGCCGCTCTCGCGCTCCAAGGTGGGAGCGATGTCGTCAACGTGGACAGGTTTCCCCACTGCCCGCAGAATCCGGGCCATATGGCTGGCTAATGTTTGATGCTTACCACGGGGGATACTGATAGGGCGGGAGTCATAGACGTTTTCAACATTCTCGATTCTACATGCCTTCTTCAGGCCGCATTTAGAAGAACAAAGAAAGTTAGATGGATTGTAGGAGACACCGAAGCAAGAGGGTGGTGACACTCCTAGTTCGTGCATACGGGCGTTTGCCTTGCATCGGATACAAGACCTATCCTCAAGTACGAACAAGCCCTCTCTCGCGTCTTCTGCTGTGAATATAAGAAGACACTCGCGGCATTTATGGGAGTATATCCCTTTGTTGGAGTCTATTCGGGGTGCAATCGAAAACTTTTCCCGATTGAGCCTGGACTGCCTGGATTCTTTTTTTGTCATACCTTCTCACCGTTCAAGCCCCCTTGAACGGTGGTGATTATAGCAATCCTTTGGGGATTTTGAAAGCATTTTTTTTTAGGGGCGGGATTTGCAGTGGTCTTTTCATCGTCTAGGATGGAGCCAGGAAGCTTGAACCCCTGCGATCTCGATGATTCAATCAACTTGCGGGGTATTCTGTGAGGTTTTGTTATCGCTCTGGGTCCAACCGGGTTCCCGATCTCCTTTTCCAGGTAGACCATCGCGGTTGCCAGATCTCGCGCTGCTTCGGGGTTGCCAGTGTACTCAACCAGATCTTTATGGCTGGCAAAGTCATATTTCGCAGCATTGTTTCCAGCCTCGTCCCTGCGGGAGTTTGCGAAATCCCACAATCCCTCTTCAGGTTGCAGATACGCCGTGACAACCGCCCTATAGTTCACTGGCATCGAATCGCTCACCTTGATAGCCTTCTCTATCCACGAGCGGGCCTCTAGGAAGCCCTCAGGGCCGTCTGTTATGGCATCATTTTCCGGGTGAACAGTCGGTCCCGCACCCTCTTCTATCATGACTGCGCCGGTCATAGAGGAATTGCACTCAAAGCTAGAACCCTGGAGCCGAAGCTTGGAATTTTTATTTGTGCCGAGATGACGTATCATTTTCAACGTCTTAAAGCAGACCCTCTTGTACACCCAGGCCGTCCAATCCGTATGGCTGGAGTCGAAGTTTGGGTCGCAAACGGCGGTCCAGACGGCGACGTGGAGTTCCTGAATTGCATCATCAACGTTCCAAAGGCCGTTACTAGCGTCTGCTAGAGACCTGGCCCGCGCCTGGATAAACGGGTTGTACTGTGTTGTGAATTTTTCCCATAGCCCATTAACATCTTGCTTTTTCATGTTTCTTTCTCCCTGGATTCACCTGGATTCGTCTGTTTTCTTTTTTAAGGAAGCGCCATAATACACTATAGATGCTACCTTTGCAAACTATTTTATCACATTTGTATGTCGCAACTCGACACACAAAAATGCTGCGCTATTGATACAATGCAGATCTATCCGGTTTTAAGAGAAGAAAAAGCTGTAAGTGGCGGGAATCAGGGGAGATGCGGGCTTTGGGTCTACATTCGGAAGCGGTCTTTTTTCTTGTCCTGAAAGAGTTCGCGGAGCTTTTCCATCTGCGTGCCCGCTAGCTTCGACGGGTCCGAGATGCTGACCCATTTTGGATAGTAGTGCTTCGGTGCGTCGGTCTGTATCCCGATACCGATTGCCTCTATCTCCGATGCCTCTAGCTTGTCCATCGTTTTCTTTAGATGGGCCTTTTGGTTCTCGCTGTATCGACCGATGGATTGTTCGGGCATCCCGTCAGAAAAGACAAAGAGCACCTTGCGCTGGTTCGGTTTAGAGGTATGTAAGAGCCTCTGTGCGGCGACTTGAACACTCTCCGCGTCCAGGTTGTGGTACATGGCCTGCATGTTCTGTATACGGTGCCCTACGCGCTTCCAGGACTCATGGAACTCTTTGAAGAGGTATATCACAAGGTCGTCCCACCGGGTAAAGCGGTCCCTCGTGGCCGCGTCCGCCTCATTCCATCGCTTGTGTGCAGCTTGCTGGAAAGGACCGGTTGTAAAGCCGAGCACTTCGAAGGGTATGCCCAGTTGGTCGCAGAACTCACCGAAGAGAACAGCGGCCTTCCGGGCCTCCTGGATCTTACCCATACGCATAGAGCCGCTAAGGTCCACCAGCAGGGACGCAATGACATCAAGCTTCTCGCCTTTCTTGACTTGCTTGAAGCAACGGGCATTTCCTGTCACCAGGAACCTGGAGAGCCTACGTGTGTCGAGCTTTCCCCACGTCTTTTCGTACTCCGTGCGAGCATACCCGCGCACTGTCAAATCCATCCGTAGCCGCCTTGTCATGACGCTGGACACTTCAGCGACCTCACCACGGATAGACTGGAACCATGCCATGTCTCCATCTTCGACATGCACGATCTTATCGCCCTCTGTGGTGTATGGTGTGTATGAATCTTCTCCCTTTTTACCGCGTGTGTGGTGATACATCTCACCCGCGATCTTAGACAAGGCTTCACCGGACTCCGCGCACCCTTCCAGGGCTTTACCAAGCTTCTTTAGCATCCCTCGTTTCCGGCTTTGTCGAGGACCCTCTTCAGCCTCACCGTGCTTTTCTTCCTCGTACTCTTCCATGCGCGTTCGCAGGATTTCCCCGCTAGACCCGTGCTCTTCGAACTCCTCGCCCTCTTCGCCTTCGGTGCCTTTGCCCTCCATTTCTAGTAAGGCCTCCATCAGGGCCTTTAGCTCCGCTTCGGTCGGTGCAAGCGACTTCAAAGGCTCCATTCCCTTGGGTCGCCAACCGGGATGCAAGGTGTCCATAATCCAAACCGCCAAAGCCAAACAGTGCAGGGAGTCCGGCTGTTCAGCGGCTTTTTCTAAAGCAGGTAGAATGTCCTCCCAATGCTCTAGGAGTTCCGAGCCATTGGGGATTTCTGGAATCCAATCCCTGTACCCCTTGCAGTACAGGATTGCGACCTTGAATAGTTGATTGTCTCTGTCTATATCGCCCCATCCTTCGAGGTCACGGTCAAATAGGAAGCGTTGCAGAAATTCCAGGTTAGCACGACACCCAGGCCAAAGATTCGTCATGTACTTCTCGATACGGGCGTCTTCACAGACGTTCGTCCATTGCTTTAACAGGTCATGGTCATACGAACGCATGATGACATGCCAGTCCGTATCCAGGACGTGGCCGACTTCATGGTCAAGCTTGCCTTCCAACGTTTCGATAAACTCCTTGGGTGCATCTTCCGGGACAGCGGGCAAATAGATAGTCCGTCCATCTGTCTTGCATTCATCCCCAACGTGTACGACTTGGATGTCGTAAGCTTCACCTAAGATTCTTCCAAGCTTCTCAAGTGGCGAGTATATGGGTTGAAACATCAGTTACCTCCTACGGGATTTGCTTGCTGTTTGATGATTGACTCAACAGGCGGGCGGGTTCAGGTGTCGAAAGCTCGCTTGATAATTCCGTTGATGGTCTTACGGTCCCGGAATGGAGAGCGATTGACAAAACAGTATCGAGCGGACTTCATTGGGTCGCCCCAAATGCAGTACTTCTCGCCCCAATTGATAAGGTCACGGGTGGACATGGGCGCGGCCAGTTCATTCTTCTGAAAGCCCTCGCGGACCTTTGTAGCGACCTGTACCAGGGCCTTTGCCTCAATCTCATCGATGTCGTCTGGGAAGCGCTTGAGCAGGATTTCCACTTCCTCTTGGGCGGGCAAGTAATCCAGAATGATAGTCATCTCGAAACGGTTGACCTGACTGAAGTTTTGGATACGGGTTCCGGCGCTGTAAAGCCCGGTCTCATCGCCCATTCCAGCCGTGTTGGCAGTTGCCACAATGACATTTGCTGCGTGGAGCTTTACCAATTCGTCGCTCTTCTCCATCAGCAGGAGGTTGGAGTTCTTTTCGAGCGGCCTTTGAATGACAAAGGAACACTCCTCGGAGATGGTGTCCCATTCGTCGAGTATCACGATGGTTCCAGGGAGCGTCATACCCATCGGAAGGATGCCATACGCGAAACGCATCTCCCGACCTTCTACCACGTACTGACCGACGAGGTCCGCCCGCGTGATACCCGCGTCAAAGTTCACCCTGACACAGTTGTAATTCAAGCGAGCCGCGATTTGCTCCCATAGACTGGTTTTGCCGCTGCCTGTAGGTCCATAGGTCAGGCACTTGTTTTTCAAGTGGACATTCAAGAGCGCAACCTGCGTGATTTCCGCGTTGAAGACATACCCTTCATCGATCTCCGGTGTCAGGGGTCCAGGAGTCTCAAAGCCCTGGACAACCTTCCTCTTTTTCCCAGGCCACCGGAAGCCGAACAACTCCTCCACGTCAAAGTCAATCATCTTGCGTTCTTTGAAGTCCAGTCCGCGCCCCATAGACACGGAGCTATCAGCCTCCAGGGGCCAGTCAGGGTGCCTCTCTGTGTACGCCCCAACAGACATATCATGGTTCTTGTTGAGATGCTCGCCTATGTCCTCTTGAGCCTTTCCACACAACGCGCACAAGGGAAGCCCGTGCGTGCTGAACTTCTGGACATGGCCTTTTGCTAGCTCTCTCACCTCTACCAATTCCTCGGTGAGACCGGACTTTTCTTTCTTTTCTGATGCTGTCTTCATGCTATTTTCTCCAGTGTGTTTTTGTATCATCCTACATCGCAACATAACCCAATGGACCTACTTTGCAGGCTACCAATCGCTTTTATTTTTTCGTTTCTCCATTCGATCATGAAGGGGTTTTGTCTTTGCATATGCCTCAAGAGGCGTCAGCTTCGGCCCCGCAAGTCTGTCGAGCTTTTCTTCGAACAGTTGCTCTTTTGTTTTCTTCTTTGGCTTCCTTTTTCTGGGTTCACCGGGAACACTGGCAAGGGCCTTTGCCAGCGTTGCTTTAGACCATGCGGGAATACCTGGAGCAGGCTTTAGCTCAAGGGTTTCAACAGGGCAGTCGCCGCCCCTGAACTTGGGCTCTACGTGCTTGTTAGAACCCCAATCAAAGTACATCGCAGACACTTTTGACAGTTCATAGCTCCACCCCACGAACAGCTTCTTTTGCACCTTAGCAGCGACGTAGCTTCGACTGACTGAGAAAACCTCTATAGCCTCCCTGGACTCGCGACAATAGACGTTTGGATTTGCCCCATACCGCCTTGTGAATTCATAGTCATCTTTGCAAGTTTGGAACACTTCCCAGAACTCATCTTCGTTTCGTCCCGCGCTGTCCGGCCTTAGAACCATTCGAATGCACCACGCTTGCTTGACACTCATTGCGTCAATGGCTTCCTCCAGGGTTTTTGTGGTCATTGCGGTACGATGGATCTGTCTGCTCATAATCACACTCCCTGTTGATTGACTCAACTACCAGGATGATTGCCGCTTTCGGGCTTTCATTCGATCCTTCAGAGACACTGACTCTGGAGACTTCAGTGCTACAGCCGCCGCTGGCACGGGCTCTGTAGATATTTCCAGCCCCCTATCTACCTTCCGTTTGCGCTTGGGTGGCTTGCGTGGCTTCTTCTTCGCTGACACGGGCATTGGAGCCATCGCCATGCCCTTGTCCTCGTACCCTTTGCGGATCTTAGCCGGGGCTTTCGTGAAAGCATAGTTTGGGCTCTTGATAACGGTCGTCCCAGCAGTCCCGTTACGTCCGTAAAAAACACGAGCCTCACCTGAGTCGCCCTTGCCACGGGCCTCCCAGAACTTGTCATGTTTCCCTTCGACCATCTCCAGACGAAAGTACCACTCCTTGCCCCGATTGGCGGCGCTGCGAGCATCTTCTAAAAGCATTGGGTTTTGAACCATCCAGATAGGCATATCATCCTCCAGGTATTGATGTCTTGTACCACAAACCAATATAACCTGAATGGATGACTGTACAGGACACACACAGGCAGGATTCTCAGAACTCGGATTCTTTCGAGAAGGCTATCATGCTAGAGCCCTCGTCACTTGACAGCGGTGGCTGTACAGGCTTTTCTGATATGTCCAGAATACCATCCGCCTTGTTCTTTGCTGCTATCACCAGCGCTATCGCATTTCTTCTGCGAACCTCATCCTTCAGTCGGTTCCGGTATCCCAAGCGCTTTGCAGTGTGAACGCGAAGGTTCGCATGTCTCGGCATTGTCTTCAATTCGCCGCGTATCTCATCCATGCCCTTTCCCGGATAGTTCGACATCAGAAACATTTCAAGCTTCATCTCAAAGTTTTCAAGAAGGCTTTGCATCTCCTTCTCATCGACTCCACAGAAGCAAGTCCTGGATACGTCAGTGGACAAATCGATGATTGACGCTGAACTCCAGGTAACTGACGAATGCCCCTGACCACCGGGGGTTCCTGCACATGATTGGCAAATCATAATGACCTCCTATAAAAACAGAGTTGCGACCTCGATTTCACTGGAGACCTGCTTTGCATCTCCAATAAACTCCCTCATAGTGGAGCCGCCCAAGTCGTCGGGGTCTCCGCCCGCGAGACGGGCAACTCTAACAGATTCAAATCCAGACTTCACCAGTCGAGTCAAGGCCCGCTGCATGGGGGGTTCCTTGAACCCACGGTCCAACTGGTGAGGCTTCAAAGCCCAGGCATCAGGGTCATAGCACAGACATACCCGCGTGACACCCGCAAGCTTCATCAATTGTACCTGGGTTTCTGTCAGATTGCACGTAAAAGTTGCAACGGCGTCAGGCCCCGTCCTGAGGGCAGAGAACCACCCTTCACAGATAATGGTCTCGTCATAGGTCGCAGACCGCTCCAGGTTAAAGACACAGTTCCCAGACGACGCCCCTCTGGGGCTCAGATACTTTCCAACGTTTTCACGACCGAGGGCGTCACGGGCCTGCCAGAATACAAGCTTTCCATCCCTAAAGACCGGCAGAATCAACCTCCCTGCATAGGTCCCGCGAAGACAACCGGCCACGCCCAAGTAGCTCAGCAGCTTGGGCGGAAACCCCCTGGCTTCGGCGTACTTATTGATTGAGGGTATCCGCTCATCCCAGATGGGTACACAGTAATCAGGCCATCCTACTTCGTGCGCTACAAGGTTGCTGTCGCCGTCGCCTCCGCCCTTTCCAGGAAAGACCATCTTAGACTCTTCCTCTTGACGGGCCTTTCGCGTCAAGCTCAATAGGACGTATTTCTCAAAACCCTCGTCCTCTAGGGAGATATTGTTCTCTTCGGCAAGGTCCGCCACTGCCTCCAGGAATCCAACGCCCTCGTATTGTTCGATGAATCGGAACACATCCCCGCCGACACCGCACCCAAAGCAATAGAACTTCTGCTTTGCTGTATCGACCATGAAAGAAGGTGTCTTCTCCCCATGGAAGGGGCAACAGGCCTTGTATCGGTACTTTCCGTTGCTCTTGCACTGGACTCCTCGACCTTGTAGGACCTGGAGCAGATCAACTGAGTGTCTTACAAGTTCGATGTCAGCGTCAGATATGTACAGAGTCATGCCTTGTTCCAGTTGAACAGGTCTACAACCCGGTCAGGTTCTTCGGCAATGGCCTCAGGTCGCTCCTGAGGAGGCCTCTCAGGCACCTTGGCCACTGGGATGGACTCTGGGTCTGCCTTGGGCATCACAAGGGGCTTAGGCGTCTCCTGAGGGGCCTTCTGCGATGCTTCCTCCAGAACCTCATC